ATACTAATAGACGGTGTTATAGATGCAGTTACAGATGGAGTAACACTTGGTGATATACTAATAGACGGTGTTACTGATGGTGTTATACTTGGTGAAATACTAATAGATGGCGTAACAGATGGAGTAATAGATGGAGTAACAGAAGATGATATACTGATAGATGGCGTTACAGATGGAGTTACTGATGTCGATACACTAATAGATGGTGTTACTGATGGTGTTACTGATGGTGTTACTGATGGTGTTATTGATGCCGAAATACTAATGGATGAAGTGACAGATGCTGTTATTGATGGTGTAATTGACGAAGATACACTAATAGATGATGTAACCGATGGTGTGATAGAAGATGTTACAGATGGGGATATACTAATAGACGGAGTAACTGAAGCAGTGGCAGATGGTGTCACTGATGATGATGCACTAATAGATGAAGTAACTGATGGAGTTGTTGATGTTGAAATACTGATTGATGGAGTTAATGATGGTGTAACGCTCGGCGTTACAGATGGTGTAATACTAATTGATGGTGTTATAGAAACTGTTACCGATGGAGTTACAGAAGCTGTGATAGATGGCGTAATTGATGATGATATGCTTATTGATGGTGTTATAGATGAAGTAATAGATGGCGTAATCGATGATGTAACACTTGGAGTGATGGATGTAGTTGGTGTGATTGAAGGGGTTACACTTGAAGTTATAGAAGGTGTAATACTTTCTGATGGTGTTATTGATGGTGTTATTGATGGTGTTATACTTGGTGTAATACTTTTTGATGGTGTTATGGTTAGTGTGATTGAAGGGGTTACACTTGAAGTTATAGAAGGTGTAATACTTTCTGATGGTGTTATTGATGGTGTTATTGATGGAGTCACACTATTGGTTGGTGTAATACTGTTAGTTGGTGTTATGGATGGTGAAGGTGACGGAGCCGGTGGTTTGAATGCGGCAAGAATGACAACAGCAGTTTGATTCGCTCCTGCAGTGGCTGCTGATCCCCCCGTAGTGATGGCACCAGAACCAGAATTGGTGAGTATGCAAATACCACCATCAGCACCAGTATTGGTACCGTTATCTAATGGGTTTGACCACACAGTACTCGGTGTCGTAGTTGATTCGGCACTGTTAGTGCTATTATCACCAGAAGAAATCTGCCAAACAAGGAAATAATCTGTCGTAGTAGTAATATTCGTGAACGACATGGCACCTGCACCAGTGCCGGTACGCAATACCAAGGACGAGGTATCTACTGGAGCACTACTATCACATCCACGAATGGCAATGATGGCACCATGACCCAAATTACCACCAGTACGAGTAAAGACCGCCGACAATCCCGTACCATCATACGCATCCCAAAACATCGCCGCAGATGCGGTACCAAGCGTGGCTGTAGTATTACCCGTCGAACTGGATTGAATCAGTGTCCAGCCAGCAGGCGCGGTAAAAGTGGTAACATCACGATAGGTAAAACTGGCAACAAGAATATCCCCAACCTGTAATGAACTGGTTGTGGGATAGTTAAGCGTTAAGTTGCCACTAGCTACGGTACCTGTTGTGCCTATCGCTATATATGTTGGTGCTGCCATGTATTATTCTTCCAACATAATCATAAATTACATATCTTATATTATGATTTTGTTACTCTATTATTACTATTATTTCTACTTGGACTAACATAAAACGTTATCATAGCATATCTCTATATTGTACTATCATTACCACATGGGTCCACACTTGTCCATCTTCTTCCCGCATATCAAACTTAATTACGGTTGCTCCTTCTATATCTTCTTCATAGAGAATACTGGTACAATCGTGGCACCGCCGAGCACCGAGAGCACCCATATATAAAATTAATCGCGCCCCAGCTTTATGTGATTGTTTAAAATGCTCTAAAATGACTCGATCCGCATCTTCGGACACATTAATGAATATTACATCAAATTCACTCAAATCAACATCATAGAAATCAGTGCGAAGAATTCGGGCGTGGTCAGATAACCCCAACCCCATTATTTTATTTGCGCTGTCCACATATAAATCATTATCTAATTCAATACCAGTAGCATCAGCCCCCAAATGGGCGGCTTCAATAACAAATCGCCCATCTCCAGAACCAAGATCACAGAATCTTTCTCCGGGTTGTAGTCCAGATTCGTTTAATATGATATTAAGGTGTTCAAATGGGGTGGGTGCATAGGTATCATATTTATATTCAGCATACATAATCGCTTATCCCCGCAATTGTTTTAATTCGTCCACTTCTACCTTCAACTCTTTAATCGCTTCAACCAGAAGGGCGGTAATGTTGCCATAACTCACTCCAAAGCCCTCTTTTTGTGTTCCCGTGACCACCTCGGGGATGACAGTTTGTACATCTTGAGCAATGAACCCCATATGGCGTTTAGTATCACCATCTATACGCCGAAATGTCACTCCGGCCAGCCGGTTGACCATTCCAAGTGCACCATAAATGGGAACGATATCCGTTTTCCATCGTCTATCCGAAAATGCTGTTATATCGTCAGAAGCGAAAATAGCACCGGACACATGTAATGTATATTGAGGAGTTCGGGTATTAATGCCCACTCGGCCATTAATTTCATCCACATATAACACACTACATTGCGAGGTACCGACTTCAAAACTGCCCGTGATGTGCAATGACCCCGTAATATGTGCCGAACCGGTGTAGGGGAAGCAACAACGCCCCGTAAGAGCCGCCACGGGCACGGAGGGAGGCCGAATAACCTTAACCGTGATTTCGTCTGGACTCTTGATTACAACTCGGTTATCGCCGTGCTGGACGAGAATATGATAACTCTCGGCGGGTGATATGATGGTCTTGGCAGGGGGCGTTACATTTTGAACAATGGTTCGGGTTTCATTATTCTGTAATATAACATGATAATGAGAGGGTTTATCTATACCAACCCTGAGATCTGGCACATCCAAACGAATATCATTCGACATTATTTAGTCACAGCGGGCCGGACAATAAATTTGCCTTCAAGGATTCTGCGAGTGTAGGAACCAGATGTATAATACACATCATACACATAATCCCTGTCTCCCAGTAATGCGGTTGCCGAAGCTGATAAATGAATGTATAATGACCCAGATGACGCAGGGCTAATTACATCAAAATCAAATGCAGCGGCAATGGTATCACTTTGATATGTACTTCGTATTTGACCGCTAAACGATCCACTAGAAATATCAACGGGAGTATTCACCCCATCGCATATTTGCGTAAGCAGTTTGAAGGTTTCACCTTGTCCAATGGAAAATTCTGTATAGTCTGCCATATTATGACCCCGAAATTGAGCAATATACTCTTATATAAGTATAAACATTTTAATTGGTTAGTGGATTTATGGACACAAAAAATCCCCCAATTACGGAGGACTTTTTGTGGAATGCGTTTTAGATAGGTATTTATGAGAGGAATTGAAAATGCAACTTGATTTGTGTATTCTTAAATAAATACCACTTAAATCAATAGTTAAGTATGCAAAAGTCGGGTTGAATGGTCAACTTACAATAAATCATATTGTTGTCATTTTCCCATGTTGCCTTGTCAAAATCAACTTTCGTGATTTGTGCACCCTTGATAATCCATTCTTCAACCTTATCACCAACTGGTCCAAGAAGATTCAAGGTCAAATCCTTCTTATAGAACTCAAGATATCCATCACGGCCCGTGACAGACTCATGATGTAAACGAACCCATTCCATAACGGCTTGTGCGCCGGATGGAACGATGGGATCGTACAATTCTAGTTCCATTGTGCCCCAAATAGAACGAGCCTTGACGAAACGAACAAGGTTGATGTGGGGAACCTTGATAGCTTCTTGTGTTAATTGTGGGCGTTGTGCTGCACGAACGATGTAAGAAGGAACGCCATCCATGAACATCATAAACCGATTTGCTAGCTTCGGTTCGAATGCTGTGAAAAACAGTTCCTGCTCTTGAATCATATTTGCCATAGTAAAACTCCAAGTACTCTTTTATATAAGTATCGGATGGTGGAAATTTCGGCGTCCCCACTGTGAGGACGCCGAGATATTTCGCGTTATGCTGTTGGGAACACAGCCCCAGTTGGAAGAACATTGAAATCAAGTAGAATGAATTCCGCTGTCTTCGTTGGTTGTAGATATAATTGCCCGTAAAGAATATTGCGATCAATGATATCCGGTGTATTGTTGGTTTCATCCATAATGACCTTGAATGCGTACAATCCATACCGCTCCTGCACGGATGCAAGATATGGATTTGCAATATTCAAGAACCGATTACGGGTTGCTTCAACATTTTGTTCAAATACAATATAACGAGCGGTACTTGCGATATACTTCTTGACTTCAATGATCAACCGACGAACATTGATACGATCAAGAGCCGATGGTACACGTTGTAGTGTCTTTTGACCCCACACCGCAATACCTTGCTTATTGAAGGATGCAATTGGATTGACCTTACCTTCATAAAGAGTATCGCGTGTTGCTTGCGGTAACTTACTCTTCACGCCAACTGCTCCCGGAATACCACCACGATTCAAACCGGCTGGTGCGAACCATACTTCAGCAACATTGTCATTATATGCAAAGACTTCTGGCATGACAACTGAAGGTGGTGCCCATACAATCTTATTGGTATTAGTATCCAAGATACGAACCCAAGGATAGTATGCAGCCGCATAATTTGTATCAATTAACGATGCGGTATTGACTACCGAGTTAACGGTCGCAGTTAATTGCTCAAGATCGATAATGCAGAATGCATCACCGCGAGTTTCGCACAGATCAATTGCTGATTGGGCGACATACCCGTGTAACGAATAGATGATTCCGGGAACAACCAAGAGGTTGAAGTCCCAATCTTCACCATTACTCAATGAATTGAGTGCCTTAACATATGCAGTGGTGCCCCAAGAGGTCGAAGTTGAACAATTGAATCCTTGGGTGTTAGTTGCACTAATACTTCCACCTGTTGCCCGCATTAAGTTTGGAGCGAATCCATCAAACCCACCTTGGAAGGGCACCGTGAACTTACGGAGAGACAAATGTGCAGTATTTGTAATGGAAATTGGATCCGTACCATTATATTCGTTTGCTGGTAGGTTTTCCATTGAGAAATCTGTACCAACTGTCGTTGCATTGTTTGGAATTGGAGCCAAGAAGCTCTGATTCTTCAAATTGGTAAAGGTATAATCAAATCCATAATATTTCTTAGTATCTGCAACTGCGCCCGCACTATATCCGTCAACCGAACCGGAACGCCAACGAGTTGTGATATTCTTCGGAGCAGAAATGCCAGTTGCAACCACAGGAGCATAAACTGCACGATATCCGTATGGAAGTGCTTCTGCAGGTAGACCATAGATGTTGTCTACGACTTCAATACGAACATATTGACTATTATTTGGGAAATCGCCCTGATAATAGATTTCATTGGTTTCTGAATCCGTATATGGTGCGCTGTTACCAATACGTCGAGCAACATAATCAGGACTATCTGGATTCATGCTCAAATTTTCCCACTGTTCAAGAATAACTTGCTTAGAATCGGTATCGGATGCTTCACGAATCAATAATGCAAATGTTCCATATTCACCAGTAACGGTGGATGGCTTGACAGCAGCAATACTAACCTTTACATCCTTGTTTGCAGCAACACCATCACTCAAAGTATGCACTCTGAACAAATCTTGGCGGGTGCCGCCAGTTGTCTGAGACATAATCCACGGAGTGATTGCTTCGCTGAACTCCTGTCCTGCAAAGTCAAGTGCAACAGAAGAAGTCACGAAAACCAATGTCGATGCTCCACTTGCACTGTCAAATGCATCTGGGAATGTAGCATATGCATATGCATTCTTCTTATTCTTTGGATCGGTTCCAAATGCATTATAGAAGAAGTTTGTACTTCCAGAATATGCTGACAAAGCAGATGCAGAGATGCCGGGAGCGCCAGAAGCGGAAATGACCATTGAGAAACTGGCCGATGTTCCAGCAACTGTTACATTAGTGAGACTGCTGCCCGAAATATTCGGATGGAATGCACCCAAAAGGAAGGATCCACTAGAACCGGTGATGTACAATAATGCTGATACTGTTGCCGATCCAGAATACCCGTCCAATCCTAACACACGAACTACTGTTGCAACTCCGGACTCTTGCAAATAGTTCATTACGGTATATCCTAAATAGGAATCCTCAGTAGGTACACCAAAACGGTTTTGAAATTCAGTCTGAGAACGAACAATGGTCGGAATAAATGCCGGTCCCTTGCCAGTTGCGCCGATGAACGCTCCACCAATTTCTGATATGCCTTGAGTAAGGAACGATAAATCACGTTCACGAGTAAATACACCCGGACTTACAAGACGTTCTGCCATAGAATCTCTCCACTAAATTACTTTTCTGGTGTAAAGTTGCCGGTTTCTAAGTCAAGTGACCCGACCCCGTACTTCTTTGTTAATTTCATAACCAGATCATCTTCTTGTTTAGCCAAATCTCTGTATTTCACTATTGCTGCGTCTTTTTGACTTCGTACAGATGTTAGCTCGTCTTCCAGTAACTTTTCAGATATTGATAGTTGACCAAGCTGGCCAAATAAGTCTGCCATTTGATCCCTAAGACTGCTCGTTTCCTTTAATTCTTCGGTATCAATCTTAATCATGTCTGTCATAAAACCTCTTGTTGCATACGATTGTACTCGTACCATAAATATACTGTTATTTTTACAAACATCATAATTTGGATACGATAGATTCCTTAAAAACGAGTTTTTTTGCTGTAAATCCAACTGTGGTGGTTGCTTTAGAATGTCGTTGCGTATCTAGCATCCGTTCTGGCAGCAAATAGGCGTATACTTCCAATTTAAAGGTACATTTTATGATTCTGTCGGCATTATCAATAAAACTACTATCTGTTTTATAGTCTTGTACATTGACAAGGAATTTATATTTATCCCGCTCCCCCCAATAATCTTCTGTTTCAAATGAAATCTGTTCCACCAATTCATTCAATTGAGAAAGGAACTCCGTCCACACTATTACATCATAGTTTAGTACATAATAGTCTGGTATAACAACATTTATCATTTCTTGTGATGGCCGGACATGATTTTGAACCGTAAATTTGTCATATGCATTCCTGCGATTCCATCCAGTTACAAAAGTCTGATGATGGTACCGATTAATGGGATTGTTCATCTTACTACGACTCATCATGGTTCTACTCATAAGAATAAGTGGCAATTGTAACTTGCCTTGCTTGTCTCGGAGTACTCCATCTTGTTGAACCGCTTTCCATCGTTCTGGATTAGCATACAATATTGGTACAACAACCTGTACGCCGTCTTGAGTTATCTTTGGTTGTATACGGTCGTTCATATAGTTAACCAATGTTTCGTCTATATCATATAAACCAACTTTAATATTAACGAGATTGGTATTTTCAACAACAGTTTCATCAGCACGGTTGGCAGCGGCCTTGGTATCGGTCTGATTGACAACTACTTGCTTGCCATCTATAGTCATACTTGACGAGCCTCAATATTAAGACCACTACGACGAGTGATATATGTCTTACAAATAACTGACATGTTGTATGCTTCCCTGCTAGCTACAAGTTGCTGTTCATTGACATTGAAAATTTCATAATAATTGCCATTGTAATGAATAATATCACCTGTTTCTGGATATACATTCTGATCTTCCAACACTTTCCGTATAAATCTAAATTCCACTTCTTGTTTCACATCAGGCCCTGCTCCGCTATCCATAGTGGTCGTGATTTCCCCATATGAAATCAAAGAATGAATTAATGTGCCGTTATATCGTACTTTATCAACTGCTTCACCATACAGATTCGTTTGCGTCTCTGATACAATGATTTTATAGAGAGTTACCTGTACATCAATAACTTCCTGTATCAATTCTTTGTTTATTCTATTGATAAAATCAAAATCCCGCCGACCAACAAATTTAGGCATGATTACTTAACCTATATAAAATATAAGGGGTACTTTGTCAAATATTTCTTGCGTTGCCTTGGCGATTTCATTCTGCCGAAGTATTTGTTGCTTCAATCCCGTCTGTTCCAACGTTTCCCGCAATTCTTTGATGAGGTAATCCTTTTCTGCTGTTGCTTCGCGGCGAAGAATCTCTCCATCTAAAAGAATTTCTGCATTTGGAATTGGAATGCGTTGATACTTGGACCGAATCATTCCCAACAACTCTTTTGCGAGTGCCAATGTGTATTTGTAAATCCACTGACGACCAATGGAGTTAATGTTAGTGTAATCTATGTGTTGATAAGGGATATTTGAATAATCTGATACTCGACTGCCAGAGGCGCTGCCCGATGGAATTATTCCAGTTTGTTTATCATCTACTACCATGTAGTCAAAATATATAATGCCATCATTTTGAAATACTGGAGTGAATGTAACAATATTATTGGACAGTACGAACGAATATGCTGATTTACGAATCATGTCGTTCAATTCGATGGCCTGTAAACGAAGTAAATCTTCATATGCTGGCATCATGACGAAAGTTACAGCAGGAGAATATCCATCAAATCCAAATTCAGACATAAGATTTGTTAATCCAAGTCCTGTGGTTGCGAACGGATCATAATACCGAGCAATGGCAGGTTTCATCGTGTGATATATCTTACGAATTTCTATTGCTTTAGAACTTTCACTTACATCTGCCCACAATGCTTTCAAATCATATTTCTGTGTACCAACAACAGTATTAATATGACCCCGTTTAATGGTTACATCCCCTCCTGTTTCAGCTTCTACTCCATATACGGATGATAATCGAACAATTTGGGGTAATGCGGTCTTAATAATAGGCTGTCCAGTTAACGAAGTTGATGTTGACATGCCTTGCACAGTTAGCATGTTCTCTCTAGCTAACAATTGATTGACTTGTGCCCCATAGGCGAGTGTAGCTTCTTCAAAACAAGTGTATATATTCACTTCTGTTAATTCTACATCCAAAACCGGATATCCAAGACGAGTAGCAACAAATTTTGCTACTTTGGGTGCTTCTGCAACGAAATCAGGTTCGGCGTCAAATATTGCGAATGGAGTTAATCCACTCGGATCCCCGGCGGTGCCATCATATACAGTTGGTTCGGTTGTTATTGGCATATAATTCGTTTCCCAGATGCGTGTTACACACTCATCTTATAAATAGGTAATAACTTGGGAAGGGGGCAGTTTAACGGTGGGGATGATATCTTTTAATCATATTCTAATGAAAAGGGAGAGACTTTCATCTCTCCCCTTCATTAACTTTACTCGTTACTGAATTGTTGCTTAGATATTTGCCGCACCATCAACAATAATCTTAGCAAAAAATTCGGGCCTTACCACTTTCTTTGCGTAACGAGTCATAACACCACGACGAGGCGTGAAGTTATTTGGATCATATACAAGCGGGGTCATAATTAATGGAATGTATGGAGCGTAAACAGCACCAGTTTCCAAGAAGTTATTTCCACGGAAGCCCATGACGATGACATTTTCTGTCATGTATGGGTTCTTGTAGATGGTCCAACGAGATTGATATGAACCAATCTTTGTAATACCAGCAGAGAATTCCATCTTGTCGCCATCCGTATTGGCGGTAAAGCCGGGGATGGTTTCAATGACGGTTGCTAGGGTTGGAGACATAACTGCGAAGTTAGCTCCACCACGCATCGTAAGCTGATGAATACGGTTGGAAACCTTCTGCATCTTCTGACCGAGTGTTTGATACCAAGTCATGTTGGTCCATGCGGTTCCAACGAATGAATTTACTGCAAACGCACCGGTATTAGCATTATACTCATTACCGATTTGTGTTGACCAATAATCAACCGTGGTTGCATTGACATTTAACATGTCAAGAATTTCAAGGTCGATTTCCACTGAGATGTAGTCGCTTAACATTGCTGTTAATTCTGCTTCTGCATCAACGCTGTGGTATGCGTTCAAGTCTTGTGCCAATTCTGGGGACCAGACGGCCTTTAACTTACGGGTCTTAGCAACGATTGGCTCAGAACGGAGTTCCAAGTTCAATTCTGGAATGTTAAGATTTGCACCGGCTGTATCTTCGTAGTCACCACGAGTAGAATCAGTTGGTTGACCAACATATGCTACTGAGTTGATTGTTCCACCAGTTGGAGCAACGAAACGAATCGTTGATCCGTCTGCTGACAACTTGGTGTAAACTTGAAGCGTACCGGTACCGAAATTGGCACCAGAACCAGATGGCAAGAACACACGAACTGCGCTGACATCAGGAGCCGGAGAAGTACCAAGTGCTGCTACAGTAACTTCGTATACGACTAACGATGAAGTTGCAATACCAGAGAAATCAACATCTGCTGCCGAGCATGTGCTGGCGGAAACAACTGTCAAACCGGTCTTGTTTTGATCGTTGATGGTGTAACCGAAACGGCCAGCACCATAGAATCCACCACGAGGGAGGGTTCCAGAACCACTGGTGATACCATAGACTGATCCACCGGAGGTTTGATTGTTCAAGCTGTTATTATACTTGAAGTCCATGTAGAATACCAAACCTGCTGGTAGGTTCATGGGTTGGACAGAAACGAAGTTCTTACTTGCGATTTGTCCGAATACCTTACGAACGAGCGGTAGTGCAACACCGGCCCAGTTTTCACCAGTTGATCCGTAAGAGTTTGTGTAGGAGTTTTCTGTAAGGAGTTGTGTTGCTTGATTCTCAAGAAGAACTGCCATTCCTTGCTTATCATTACCCTTCAACCCTTCAAGAAGTCCAGAGCCACCCCACTTGTCGCCAAGCTTGCGAGTTTCCTCGGTCAAACGCTTATGCGCAGAAGCGGCTTCATTTATATATTGTGATACATCTACGTGTTCCATATTGCTATTATCTCCTTAGAGGTTAGTCTTTCAGTATGCCAGCGAGGAACTGTAATCTGTTCGCTGACTTACTTGCTTCAGTAATTATTTCTTGCTTGGGTGTTGCACTTGGGCTTGCCTTGCTGGCAGTACCTTCGGTGACAGTTACCCGCTTGCGCGACACAACTTTAGTGGAAGGAGAAGAGATATTTTCAGCCAAAGCTGCATATACCAACTTCACTTCGCGTACAGTGGTCGTGCGGTCAATGTTTTCAACAATGCGAACTTTTTGTTCATTCGTCAATCCCGCAATGCGGAATAGTTTGTTAGTAAACAAAAGTTTTGCATTGAGAAGATTAACCTCATTGAGTTTTCCACGCATGAATTTAACTGCTCTGCGATATTCGGAATTCTCAGTTTGTAAACTTGCAATTTCTGAAGCCATTTGTTCATAATTGGAGACTTCAAGCTCATCAAGTATTTCTTTTAGGTCAATTTCTTCTTCGGAACCTTCTTTAACAAAGTTTTGGCCGGAATGAGTTGTTTCAGTATCAGCCGAACTTGCTTTCTTCAAATCAGGTGCGGGAGCAGCATGCTCTTCACCTTCATATTTCTTATCGCCGGGGCCTTTGTTTTCAAGATCACTGCCCTTGAATTCCTTGCCCATGTTATTTGGAGCAGATGAACCAATACCACTTGAAGTGAATCCTTCTGGTTGCTTATTAACGCCACCAGCGATTCCGGAAGTAGTATTAGGAACACCTTCACCAACAAGTTGTTCTTCTTCAACTTCATCTTCTTCGCCATCCTTCTTTTTGCCAAAGAATGCCGGAATTTCTTTCTTTTCCCCGCCTTCTTCACCTTCTTCACCTTCTTCGCCCTCTTCACCTTCTTCGCCGCCTTCTTCACCTTCTTCACCGGCTCCGGCATGCGCATTCTTAAGAGCTTCAATATCAGCTTCTAATTCTTTGATGATAGATTCAAGGTCAAGATCAAATTCATCATATTCATCATCTTCACCTTTTTCTGGTTCTGCACCAAAATCTTCAAGACCGCCTTCTGGTCCACCGCCAAACCCAACGGGAGCTTCTTCAGGAGGAGCAACTTCAGTTTCTTGGAATTCCTTTCCAAAATTGCGGCTATCACCTTCACGGCCAATTTCAGAAGAACCAAATGCATCTTGTCCCGGTTCCTTATTATCAGTCGTGCCGATACCCGATGTATTCAATTCATCGGTTTCACCCGCATGCAGAGGGGCACCAAAATCATCCACGCCTTGTCCCGGTGTATGTTCGCCGCCACCAGCAACTACTTGTTGCATTTCCTTTTCCAACTTCATATCAGATGTTGCTTCGTCCTTCAATCTCTTGGCAATCAATTGCTTAATTGCCGGGGTGAAGGTTTCTTCTAAAGCAAGTTTCGCATTAGCAATTGCTGACTCGCGTACAGCTTCGGCATCTGCGATGGCTTCTCTTACAAGCTTATTGGTAAATTTACCAGACATATTTCATACTCCCATCAAAAAGCTATTAGAAAAGCTTTTAATTTGTTAAGTAATGTATTGTGACACCTTAATCTCGACAAGGTGCATTTCTATAATATATAGTATTAAACTTTGAAAAAACGGTATTTTTTACGGATTGCGTTTGTCAAATCGTTCTTGTCGGCGCTCTTCCCGTTTTCTTCGTTTAATAGATTCCTGCTGTCGGCGTACTTTCGCTTTGGACGGTTTGAGATAATATTGTCTATTGCGAATCTCCGTCATCAATTCTGCCTTCTTTACTCTCTTACTAAATTCGCGCAATGCTCGTAACAGATCCTCTTTGGAATCCCCGTTAACCTTTATATACATAATTTAACCTTTTTCTTCTTCTGTTGTGGTAGTAGTGTTTTCTTTTACTTTTGCTAATTCAGTTTCTATTCTCTTGTGTTCCAATTCCAGAGATTTTACTGCAGTTTCTTTGTTTGCCGTAAGTTCTTGAACTCGTACTTTACTAACATTGGTACTCTTTACAGCCGCCTGTACCATGTCAACGCCCGCCAAAGTAGCTAAAAATATCAACCAACTTTCTGGCGGTGGATCATTATGATAGATGTAATCCCATGCCGTCCACGCAATAACAAATAATGTAAAAAATACACGCACTGATGTCGTGCTAATAGAATTAAATACTGATACGACTTTTTCCCAATTTATATTTATAGGCTTCATTTTGGCTCTCTACAGATAGTTGTTTATCCAAAACCTTATTCTGTAGTAACTTCAATTTCTCCAGTAAACCCACTCGTCGGAGAAACTTAAAAGTAACATTTTCCGTTGAATGAACTCCACCGGCACGTAGCCCAGATTGCCTAAACCGCTTAATCTTATCTCGTAGTAATACAATCCTTTCATATAGACGATCGAACTTTTTTTCCTTGAACTGCTTTAATAACTCATTATACATAACTACAAAATATTTCATTTTGCTATTCACATCCTGCACATCATATATGGGATGGTCTTTATGTGGTTCTTTTATCCACTTGTCGTTGAGCACACTATATAATCCTGTTGATACATGCGCGTTGTCTTTATCTTCCGCATATACTTCAACTTCATATCCCTTGACTGTGATATCGTGTTGCTCATTCCAATTTGCCTTCGCCAATATAAAAAACTGTGCAGCAAGTTCCGGATCTGCATTAATTTTACCAAAATCAAAAATCAAATGTAAATCAATGTCTGATAAATCTGAGTAGTTATAATTTGCAAGACTGCCGGTGAATACTACATCTAAGACGGGGGGTTTCTTTTCTAATTTGATGGACTTATAGAACATTTTGGCTATCTTCAAGAGCGCACCACGAATTTCCGGACGCAGATGATTGTGTTCGTCCCACAATTTTGTATCTAGTTCCGGTTGGACTTTAAGAGAGTGTACCAAATCATCGAATGTCATTTCACTTCAATTTATGTAGTGTCTTTACAAGGTTGACCCGCTTACCAAACTTACCGTTCTTTTTCGTTGCTGTAGAACATTCTGTTTGTGTAGCACTTGACATTTTCATTAATCTGTTCTTAAGATTTTGTATGGTCTTTTGTAGTTGTTGATAGTGCTTAGAACTCGGATCGGTGGCAGCCAAATCTGCTTCCCGTGCTTTCAAATCCAATTCTATTTCATGTTTATCAATTTTACCAGAATGATCCGTATCCATTGGTGCATGATGGATAGAAGATGTAGAAGATTTTATTTCTTCATTGGTCTTTGGCTTGTATCCCTTTTTCTTCATCCAATTCGCCAACGCAAACGGGTTACTGATATCCTTATGTTTCTTCATGCCCTTAACAGTTTTTTCCCATCCCCTGCCCTTGGGAGCCGATTCATTTGTCTTTGTATCGGTACGATATGATGCATCAGATGCACTCTTCCATCCTTCTGGTTTCTTTCGTCTATCTTTTTTTAACGCATCATAGTTTGATGCAGGAGAATCGGTGCGATATGTTGTCTTACCAGCACCATCCTTCGTTGCTGTTTTTCCAGATGTCGTTTTCCAACTGGTCCCCGGCATATGTGTTTCTGATTCCAGTAAGTTATCTATCTCATCAATAAGCTTCAAGACTTGTTCTTCGATCTTGTTCTTCATTATATTTCTCCCAAGAAATCATAAATCAAGGAATTTAAACGAGAAATGGGAGTTGATCCTTGAGTGGAAACGCTCTCATTAATAAATGCACCATAGGTTGATGGATTGGATACAATATCAAAACAAATTAAACTGAAATCATCTTGTACTTCTACCGTTCCTTCACCCAATTCCTTAACCGAACCCAATCCACGCGAGGAAACACCCAACCTGATGTTATTACGAATCAATTCTCGCACGATGTGACCAGCAGGAGTTGATAATATTTGAATATCACCCACAACATTGTCTCCAACCACATCCATACGAATGATATTTGAACACACATTCTTCAAATTAACAACTTGCGATTCTGGGTGGTCCAATTCTCCCAGTGCTCTGCGCTGTTTAACAAATTCGGTTGCATAATTCTTTGCTTCTCTAAACAAAATTTCTTTTGGATAGACTCTGCCATTTTGATTCTTGGCATCGGCTCGTTGTAATATGACATTCTTCAATACTAACGGGGTATGTGGTTCGGATGCTTCACGAATCAATTGCTGTCCGTATGAAATGGGACTATATTCAACTAATAATCTGCTCATATCTTCATCTCTCTAATCTTTTCCGCGATACGAATCATCTTATTCTCTAACCGCGCAAGTTGATTCATTGTTCGCTTCCAATAATCGCCAGTATTAGTGTGACTTTCTCTCTTCAATCGAACATTCATAGATACTAATTTGTTAATTTCATCCAAATGACGACCAATCTCAACTACAGCTTTTCCAATCTTATGCCGAGGAGTCCGGGGGTCTTTACGATATTCATGATACCGCGAGACAGCTTCCATCAATCTATCAACTCGGTGCATTGCTGCTTTGCCTTGAGGAGTTAATGTGTATCCCAACTGTTCTGAATTCTTCGTTTGCTTTTTAATACCACCTTCTTTGCCACCAGTAAATGCCATTGGCATCAAATATGCACCAGCACCAGCACTAGTTGATATTTCTTCTATTTCTTCTTCTTTTTCATCATCATCTTCAAATGTAAATTGTCCTGCATTCATATTTCCGGCTGGGCCAAAGTCTTCAATTACTGGTTGAAGTTCTTTACGAATAATCAAAGAAATTGCTTCTCGGAGTCTTAGTTCTTCATTCATATAGCTTGAAAGTGCTCCAATTCTTTATCAATTTCATACGCAGTTAGTAAACTGGTCATATGATTTGATTTGAATTCCTTGAGAGTGGACATTTTCTTCAATTGCCGCATGATTTCATGTAGTTTAATCTTGACAATCTTGTTTGGCACCTTATCAATCTTCTTTATGATAGAATCTGCTAATATATTTGACTCGTTGATAATGTATTCCCGCAAGACACTGCTATTAGATACATTATTAATGTACATACGCAACAGATCCTTCTGTTTTTGCGTCATGTCGGAATATTTTTCGTTAAACTTCTCTAATAACATACGGAAACTAAGCAAACGAAGATCTTCTTCTTGCTCTTTCCATACATTAGTCATTTTGTTTTCAATTATTGCCGGTTTACTACCATTTCCAGACAAATGCTCCATGATAGTGAACCGAGCCGAACTAATTTGGTCAATATCAACTTCAATATTTTCTGCAATGACGGCGAACTGCTTAAAAATGGATGCATACACTTTGTAAGACGGAATTCGGACGGATAGAAATTCATTTAAGTCGTAATGTTTCTTAACTTCACTGATTAGGTTGTATTTTTCGGTTCGTAATTGCTTTTCGTTTAACTTTTTGCGTTGATTACAAATTAGATTTAACAAATCCATGCCGCGTGCTTCTGATAATGGTTTAGTGTTAGTGAAAAATGCTCTATATAATACTAATTCCTTACCGAGTTCCGTCTTACCATTCATGTATTTTCGCAATATGTCAACCGCCGGAGAGTTTTCTCGTAATGCAAGTGCATCAACTGCGATCTGACGAATCAACAGATCGAATAAAACACCCGTGTTTTTCAGTTTGTTATGTTTTACATATTGCATAATATAATTCCATCGTTGACTTGTCTATAAATATACTATTACTTGCTATACAATGACTTATCCGCTTATAATGGTGTCGGATTCTTCGTCCCCGTCATCCATTATATTGTTTTCGTGGAGAAAATCTTGTTTTTCTCGTCGTGGTTCCGCATGCCCAAACTTAGATTTCCCCAACCCCTCAACCAATTCCCGTAAACCAGAACGGCTTCTGGGGCCAGTTCGTTCAGGATGCATGGCTCTTCGGTTAATTTTCTTGCCCAATGGATCTCTTCCGCCGGGGTGTCTGTCTGTATTGAACAATTTATGCTCCGGAGGCCGACCAACCGGATTCATTTCTGTAGTCACATTAGGTTCATTTAGGATTTTTTCTAATTCTGCCATCCCCGGATCTCCCGGTTCTTCTTTTTCCGGAGTTTCGGCGGGCGGTTGACCGGCAGTGGGCATTAGAGGCTGTTCGGCCCCCGGTTGCCCCGGTACACCAGCAGGAGCAGGAGGAGTCGTTGCTTGCATGATGATTTGTTGTTCCTTGCCCATCAAACCGGCAACGAATTCTACATCACCATCTAATTCTTCTTGCATCTCTTCCATTTCTTGTTCGGACATTTCAAGAATATTCTCATAAATCCAACGGCGAGATACGAATTTGGAGGTATACAACTCCTGTGCCAATGCATTCTTATCTTTCCACAATGCAATCTTTTCTTGTTCATAGATAGTAGATGGATTGGTAAGTCCTAATTCAAATTCAACGAGCTTGGAATCACGAAATCCCTGAGAATATAAATGAACAATGGCTACTTTAGTTAATTCAGATACCAAAATTCGTTGAAGTCGCTCAATAGTACGAGCAAAACGAACATCCTGTGCGGAGAGTGTTGCCTTACCATTGACTTCTTCTTCATACCCCATGAAAGAATTTGGTACTTTGAATGCTGCCATGAGCTTCTTCCGGAGATATTCAATGTCTTCAATAGCATTGAACTGCAATCCGGGAAGATTTTGAATATCGGTACCTTGATTCTTACCACGAACAGGAAGATAGAAATCTTCCAAGATGTTCTGCATATTGAATCGAAGATTATAATCACCGGTCTTGGGATCTATAACGGGAATTTTCTTAGTCCGGTCCATCAAACGCTGAATATAATTTTCAACTTCTGATGGAGGGATGTTTCCAACATCTACAAGAATCTTACGCTTATCGGGAGCACGAGTAATACGGTGGATCAACATGGCATCTTCCATCAACTGCAATTGCTTGAAGATACGGCGACCTCCCTCTAACATGCTACGACCGTAAGGTAGAAAATTAGTATCACTTAACAGACGCAAATGAGCAATTTCAAAATTTTCAAAATCTTTCTTGTTGAAATTGAAATAGTCATTTTCAATACGGAATTTTACTTCAAATGGCTTGTCCGGATCTTGCCCCTCAATACGATAGGTTTCATATACAGAAAGAGGAATTACATTGGTAACTCCTAAATTCTCATGAATGTCCATGTATAAAAAGAAATCTCCATACTTTGCCATGTTACGAGTCCACGGCCATAAGTTGAATTCTACATTGAGAATATCATAAAAGAGATTGTGTAATACTTGTTGAATTTCTTCGTGGGGGGATTTGATGCTGAGAATTTTCCCGAATTCGTCTAATACCGTGCTTTCATCGGCATAGATATCTAAGACGGATGCAATGATAGGATCTTTATCCATCAAGTCATAGTCACGGAACATCTGCAACCGGCTGGCCATGAATGCAGAATTTGCATCAAAACGGCCCGATGGACTATATCCACCACCTTGCCCTGATAAAA